GGTGAGCCTGTAATATTTAAACTATCTCCGCTTTCAGTAATCGCCACACTTGTAACGCTCCCTGTTGCACCTGAAGCCCTTTGCCAAATTGAACCACTATAAATAACTTGGTCGCCTACAAAGAAAGCTATCGGACCAGCACCAAAGTCAACTGTACCTGCAACATTACATAAGTAAACATCCCCTTGATTTCCTGTGCCATTTACAAGGGTTGGAGTGTTAGTGGCAGCATTCCAAACTCCCTTGTACTCCATAACCGAGTTAGGTAACTGACTTACTAATATTTTACCATTTACATCAAGTCTTGGTACACCATTAGCCACATCAAAAGCTACAGAACTTAATACCCCACTTGTTCCAATAATTACATCTTGTAAATTCCTAACTTTCGCACCTCCAGTAATCTGTATCTGTTGACTCATTCTATTTCTAATTAATTATTTAGTAATCATTCTTACAAACTCATCCACTTCTAATGGTCTTGCCGTTGCAAAGGTAAGAACTCCTGTGGCACTATTAAAGGTAACATTCTCATCCGTTGGTACACCGCTTGTAGCTATTAACCTAACCTCTACACCACCTCTTGTAACTGATATACAAGTAGCTCCGATTGCACCTGAGAAAGTAACACTTGTTTCACCACCTGCTGCCGTATAAGAAAAACTATTCACGCTTGAAGTTGATATTGTAGAACCTCCGTCTATAACTTGAGTTCCTGTTATTGAATAAGCACCTGTTCCTTGTAATGCCAATGAATAAGTAGATGCACCCTCTACAGGAGCACTTAAGCTGATTGATGTGATATTAGCAGTACCACTTACTATTGAGTAGCCATAAGTACCACTAGCATCTGCATTGTCATTGTCTATAGAGAATCTAACATCTATTGAAGCTCTGTTTAATTGTTTCTGCATTAAAGCAAGATAGGAGTAACCGCTTAAGGCTATAAACCCATCACAATTAACTGTCCATGAAGTAATGTCATTTTTAAACTCTCTGAACCAAGCTGAGGTTTGAGAGGTTACTTCTACTTGTTCAGTAGATGCCTCAAATGAGCAACTTGTAGAAGCTCCCATTGGAGTTCCTAGTGGTATGGTTGTAGTTACCTGAGTTACATTACTAGATTGAGTATAAAGCGTAATTTGGTTAGTAGTTGTACCTGTGTAAATAACCTCAATTAGAAGCCTATCTGTGGCACTTATAGTCGTTTGAGTGACTGTCATTGCCGTAGAATATAAGGTCTTTGTTAGGGCTGTAAGAGTGGTTGCTGAGGATGTAAACAATAAGGTAGCAATACTGCCATTATACTTATATAGTTTATACTGAACTTGAGCACCTGCAAAGGCAGTAAGAATAGAATAATAAGCACTAAAAGTCCAAGTACCTGCTGGTATGGTAGTTACACTAGGATCAAGTGCATCCGTAATAAACGAAGCTATTGTACCTGCTCCTGTTTTAGTAAAGTCAACTGAAGTACCTGCTACTTGACTTCTGCTTAATTCCTTACACACAATACTATCAAAAGTGCCTTGTGCAGTACCTCCATTAAAGTAATAGATAGCGTTGCTATCATATTCGTATAAGACTATATTCGTTCCGTTTATTACACTTGCCATTTTATTCGTTTATTCTTTAATTATAAGGTACTCCGTTTATTGTAAATATTGTGTCTATTGTACTTGAAATCTCTTCATTAGTAATATCTAATAATGTCGCTTGTGTTTCACAACCTACAATATCAATAGTCATATTTCCTGTCATATATCTTTTATTCTGAATGTTTATTTGTGCTGCATCAGTATCTAATATTTTTAATAGCTTATTAGCAGCAAAAGTACCATTACTTGTTGTTATCCCAAATAGGTTACAATCTACATTAATTAAGTTTCTTCTGTAGCTATTTATGTACTCTTTCATTATTGTCTGACTTAATCCATCTGTAGGGGTTGTATAAGGGCCATAACGATACCATCCTGTTGCAGATACAAAGTTCCCTGATACTAATTGTTGGATAGTTCCATAAGCCATATTTGCTTGTATTCTATTTACACCATCATCATCATAAATTGGGTAACCTAATGGCAAATCGACTTCTAATTGGTATTGATTATTTGCATCTACTATTGATGTAGATGATATATCTGTTAATGGAGATTTAAAACTTAACCCAAATGATCCAATTTTTACATTTGTTGCACAATTAGCAATGTCTTGCGTTAGCATATAAGTAATTGCCAATGTTCCGTTTATAGGTATTGGTGGAGTAGTTATTGATACTTCGTTTATTTCATCTTTATCAACTGCTACAACTTCATAATAATTATCAAATGGTGCAACTGATGCATTTTGCCAATCTCCATTTACATTAATATAAAAAATAGGAGCACCACTACCAATGCCAGTTAATTGTATTTGTATTTGTCCTCTTACTTTATCAATGCTTTGCTCAAAAAATGTTTGAGTATATGTTAAAGTATCATTTTCGGTTACATATCCAACAGGGTTTGTATGGACTTCGGTTAATCCAGTAACTCCTGTTGATGTTCCTAATGTAATATTAAACCAATCGCTTGCCTCATAAGGCTTACTAACAATAGATACGCTTCCGCCTGTACCTTGATTAAATGTTTGCCATAAAGTAGGAAATCCACTTGTTAGGCTTTTTAAGTTAAAGTTAGAAATATAATTAGGAGAATAAGTAATATTATATTTATAAGTAAAATTATTATAACCCTTTTTAAATAACTTAAACTGACTATTATTAGTAAAGTAAAGTCCACTTGTATTTCCTGTGTATGCTTGAATCTCACTTAAAGTATTAAATGTACCAGATGTTGCTAGTGTTCCGTCTGCGGTATATTCTGTGTAATATGTAAATGCAAAGTATGGAGCAGCAGCAAATTCATTTACTGCTACAATATTCCATTTGCCATTAGCTTGGTACAATTTACAACCAAATGACTTTAATATTTTAGTTAAAACAACTAAACAATTTTCATATGATTCATCATCATTTTGAAAGTAAACAGGCCTTAAATAGCTTTGATTAAATGGTTCGTATTGTGTTCCATCTCCTCTATTAGACATACCTGATGCAAAATAAGAACAAGCAGTTAATAAGTTTAATCCTACTGGGAAGCCTATTTTAGCTAAAGAATTGTATAAAAAGTAAAGTACCGTTTGTGGGCTTAATTTAGTGTTGCCTGCAACATTTGTTTCAGTATATGTAAATGGAATATAATCCAACATTCCTAAACCATCAATAGCATTAAATGATAAACTCTTTCTTCCTGTGCTAAACGAATACTGAACATTATCGCTTAATGCCCATCCTTGCCAATATGCACTTCCATCTATCTTTAATTTAACTAAATATTTTCTATCGTTTAATGTTGTAAAGTTTGGTATGTTTTCTTGATTATCTGTAACATCTATTGTTATTCCTAATTGACTAGCATAAATAGGCTCATATATATCATCTGATTTAGGTATATATTGTAATTCAATACTCATTGCTTGATATTCAATTACAGAAGCAACTGCCTCATCAATATACATTTCAACAACCGCAATTTTATCATTTTTGGTTGCAGCGGTTATTTGATATTTTAAGTTATATGCCACCTCTTCTTAAGTTTAATGATGAATTAGATCGTTGTAAAGCTAAAACTAAATCATTACCTCTTAACACAAATTCTCCATTACCTCCTCCTCCAATCATTGATTTAAGTTTATCTAATGGTGCAATTACCTCTGGGTTGCTTTGTGCACCAGGATACTCACCCATCAACCCCATTGTAGGGCCACTAACTATACCACCATTTGCAAATTTAGGTGTGTTGTCTTTGACTAATTTATTTTTAATAACCATACCTGTTGCAATAGCTGCTAATCCTATTGGTATTGCTAATCCAGCAAAAGCTCCACCTGTTTCAAATAACTTTTTAATACCTAAAAATACTGTAGAAATTGAAACTAAATATGTACCAAGTTGAATTAATCCGTCACCTAGCATACTTAAAAACCCATTTAAACTAAAATTTGAACCTGAAAAAACATTGCCTATTTGTTTGCCTAATTCTACTAAAGCACCTGTTGCTAAATCATTAAATGTTTTGTTTATATTCATTTCTAATTGCTCCAATGGATCAATAAGGCCTTCCATTGTTCTTTTTAATGAAGCAATTTTATCCTCAAATGCTGCCGTACTTTGCCCTGCTTCTGCTGCTGCTGCTGCTTCTTCTTCTAGTTTGTCTATTGCTCCTTGAATTGCATTTACTTGTGCTTGATAATTCCCTTTCGTTCCTCTTAATGTTGCAGCTAATTCTGCATCTACCTCTTTTATTCTTTTATTAGCAAATTGTTCATTTATACTATTAATTGCAGCGGCTAGTTTGTTTCTAGTAGCTAGAATCATTTGAGCTACCTTTTCATGCTCTTTAGCTTCTTCTTGTCCAAGCTTATGCTGCTCCTCTAAAAATTTTCTACCTGTTTCTGCTTGTGAATTTAATATTAACTGATTATAAGTATCTTTTATGGTTTTTATATACTCATCGCTTTGTCCTTCCATTTCAGCTCTTTTAACTGCCAAATCTCTTTCCCTTCCTAAAATCTCCTCTTCATAACTAGCAAACATTAACAAGTCATCTTTATAGTATTTTTGCTTAGCTTGTAATAATTTAATAGTAGGATCTTCTAGTCTTCTTGCCTTTGTTTTTTCAGGATCTTGAGTATAATCGTTTAATTTTTTTATAGATGTAATATTAGCATCTATTATATCTTTATATAATTTAGCTTCATCATTTATAGACTGTTGTTCTTTTTCTATATCTGTTAAAATCTCTGTTGATTTAGCAACTGCACCCCAAGCGTTAACCATCATTAATGGCCCTTTAGGAAGGTCATCAAATGTCTTAACAAGCCTCTGCGTAAAAGTCATTTCGTCTTGTATAAGACCTTTAACCTCTTTATATAAATATAATTCTCTTTCTTTTTGAGTAGCTAAGGTTTTATTTTTCTTTATAGTTAATGCATTTTGCTTAATAGCAATTTCTTCTAATGTTTTTTCAGCAGCTTTTACTTGAGCATACTGCCATATTGTTGTTGTTAATTTCTTATAAGATTCATCGGCCTTCCCTAGTGCTATATCTTCATCTGAATACAAACCTAATAATCCTGGGTATTCTTTTTTTAATTCTTGTGCTGCTATTAATCTTTCATCCATTGACACATTAACATCAGTAGCAACCCTATATAAAGATTCTAGTTGTATCGTTTCATTTGCATATGCAGTAGCTGCTTCTTTAGAGAAATCTGTTGTTAATTTTACTGTATTACCAAACTTAATCATCCCGTTATCCCATGCAGTAAAAAAGGCAATAAGTGCAGAACCAGCTAAATAAATAGGCCCTGTCAATCCTGCGAACCCCCCCATAAGAGCAGGTAGGTTATTTTGAATACCTCTAAAGCCATAAGGTAAATCTTGTAATACTAATGCAAGGTTTGTCCATTGCATATTAGATTTTTTAATCTGATTACCCGCGGCAGCAGCACTATTACCTGCTTTAGTTTGTTGAGTAGAAAGTTGTCCTAAACTAGCAGACAAACCATCCACACTAGCTTTAGTAAATTTTAAGTCTAAATTATTATCCTTTAAATATTGACTAAGTTTCTTTGCTGATGCAGGAACATTTCCTAAATCAAAGTCAAAGACTATTTTAACCATTTGATTATCTGCCATTATCTTATCGGTTTAGCGATTTTATATTTTTCTAAAACTTGTTTAAGCTCATCTTCTGTCATTACCCTTTGCTTCACAAAGTTACGAGTATCGCAGTCTAATTCAATAAGCTCTTGTGGCTTAACTTTCTTGCCCTTTGGTAATTGAATGTTTATTAGTAGTGTTGTCTGCCATCTAGTTCTAACCCAC